ACGTTCAGATTAATCAGGAAATGATAGTACAGGATGTTGCTAGAAAGTTTTTAGCTTCAGGACCTGAAGGTGCTTTTAGAAATCCAACGCTTGATGAAGCTGTAAGACTTGCTCTTGACCCAAGCAACTCAGGTGCGTCAAACATAAGTTTTCATGCTAACATGGGATTTGGTGGTGAGCCTACATATACCGTTATAGTTACAGACCAATATGACCACGCAACGGTTATTGCTAAAGATTATACATATAATTTTGGCACGTCTGTTCAAAACGAATTTTATCAAAAAGCTATGGATTCAATACAGACTTCAAAAATCAAAGAGTTTTGGTCTGCATACGGATTATTTGACCAGTCTTTAATTCAAAGTGTTTTTGAAAACTACAATCATAATGGGAATGATATGAGCCTCAATCCAATGATTAAAGCTTTTAACGAGCTTAGACTTAGTACAAGTCCTGGGGCTAGTCCTGAGTTTCTTAAAAGCTTGGGAGAGCCTTTAAAGCCTGAAGAGGTAACAGACCTTATTCGTCTGTGGAACAATATAATTTCATGGGGCAAGCTATAATGAGTAATGTAGATTGGGACTTCATCAGAGAGCTAGAAGGTTACAAGCTACAAGGCTATGTGCCTGAAGATTCTAATGGACAGCCTCACAGCAATTCTGGTGTTACAGTTGTATCGGGATTAGACCTTTCCACTAAAGACGATTCATACTTTGAGGGTTTGCCAGAGTCTCTTATAGCAAAGCTTAGACCTTTTTATGGCTTAAAAGGTGCGGAAGCTAATGAAGTTGCTGGCAATTTAAAGTTAGAAGATAGGGAAGGCGTGGCTCTTTATGAACACACTAAAAAACAAGAATTAGAAACACTGAAGACAAAGTGGCAAGAAAAGACAGGTAGTTCTTTTGATGATTTGCCAATGAACCAAGCGACAACAGTTGCGTCTGTAGCTTTTCAATATGGTGACTTGGAAACAAGAACGCCTAATTTTTGGAATCAAGTTACGACTGGCGATTGGAAGGGTGCTGAAGCAAACCTCGCTAACTTTGGTGATGATTTTAATACCAGACGCAATAAAGAGTTAAAATATCTAAAAAAAAAGACACCTAAACAGACATACAGGCCAACAATAGCTGAAGACATAAGGCGTGAAACATCGCCTTTTATGGAAGAAAACAGAAGATATAACCAGAGACTTACTGGTGATGTTGTTCTTCCAGATGATTTTGATACACAAACCGCCACACAAGAAGTTGCACAGCCTCCTGTAAAAGAAGTAACTGCCCCAGAAGCAGTTCCTGAAGAAGAGGTTATTTCAGAGCCTGAACCTACAGCTAATGCACCTGCATTCCCTATGCCGGAGGAAGGTTCTTTTGAAGCTATATTTAGCGTAGATAGATATGGTGCTACAGCAGAAGAAAGTTTTGCTGTTCCCGATGATTTTGTACCAACAGAAGAAGCACAGCAAATATCAAATGCTGAAAGAGCTTTTCAAATAGATGCTGGTTTGGTTATTGACCAAGTTCCCAAGCCAAGCCCAAACATTAAGGTAGACAGAACAAAGCCAGAAGAGGGTGTGATTGAATCGCAACCTCAATTTAATTTTATAGGCAAAGAACGTTACGGTACTCCTGTTGGAAGCACATTAGAGAGTGATTCTGAGTATGACTACGATATGTTCACTCCTACAAACACTCAAGCTTTAAAGGCCGCTTTTAGGCAGTACAATATTACTCCTGCATTATCTCGTCTTGGTGCGGCCTACATGACAGGCAGAAGAAAAGATGTTCCGGGATATAGTGTTTATAATGACCACAGATTAAAAAGCTTGGTTGGTGAAGATGGTCTTTATTTCTTTAGACACTCTGGCAGTCACACAGAAGCTATGGATAGGTACAATAACCTAAACAGCGATTATCAGGATATGAAAACTATTGAGCGTAGCCAATCGGGAGCTGCATTTTCTGTTGTTGCTGGCGTTACAGACCCCACTATTGCCGCACCTATTTTCCCCAAATTTCTAAGTGGTGCTGATAGATTAAGAAGATTTGGTCGTGGATTTGTAAGTGGGTATGTTCCTACTGCTGGTGTTCAAGCCATAATAGAAGCAAACAACGAAAGTAGAGACGCTCATCTTGCCGCTTATTCAGCATTTGCGGCCGGTATATTAGGCGGTGCTATTGGAATGTATGTTGGCAAAAGCATGAGTCCAGCGGCTTTAGCTGAGATGAAATTGAATCAAGATAATTTGCGTGTAAATCTTTTGGGGGGTACATCTCAATATACAGCAGAAGAAATCACAGAACTTAAAAAAGTTGCGTCTGCTGGTGCGTCTATTAGCCCAGAGCTTGCAAGAACTAACGCTTACAGACAATTAGAAATGGAAGCTTTAGAGCAAACTGGAATAGGCATAGAAAAGCTAGGTTGGAATCCTGTTCAGAGAATGTTCCAGAGCAAGAATGCCATTGTTCGTCAATTAGCACCTGAAATGGTGGATGTTGGTGGTTTGATGCAAAAGAAAGTGCGTCAACAAGGTGAAGCTATGGCTCAGTCTGTAGAAACTACTTTTAGAACAACCTATTATCCAGATTTGCTTGAAGCTATTACTAAGTCTGATTTGGCTTATATGGCATACAGAAACGTTCAAGCTGCATCAGGTCCTGCAAAAAGAGCATTGCAGATGACTAAGATGAGATTTACTGACAAAGTAGATAATTTGCTAAAAAGACATGATGGCTCTTTAAGTGAAGTACAGTTTAGAAATCGTGTTGGCATGGCTATGCGTAGAGGTGATGCCGACTCTATTGAAGATGCGGCTACTCCTTTTGTTAATCAAGCGGCCAAGGAATACAGAAAAGTATTCAACAAAATTAAAGATGAAGCCAATTCTGTTAGGTTGTTTGAAAGAGAACTAGCTGATGACATTGCTAGAGCCAGAGCCGCTAATAATCAGGCTTTGGTTAGTACATTAACTGAGAAGCTACAGAGACTTAGAGATGAGGGTGTTACTGTAAACACAGCACTTTCTTATGTTCCTCGTATTTATAGAATAGACAAGATTGAACAAAATATACCGAGGTTTTTGGGTATTGTTAAAAACTGGGCAATGACAAGCCAACGTATGAGTGCGACACAAGCAGACCAATTTGCCGCACAAATACTTGATACAGTAACAAGAAGAAGACCATTTATTGATTACGAACACGCAACAGATGCTCTTGACTGGATTAAGAACCCATCTGGTGTTCAAGCAAGAAGTCTTGAAATACCTGATGATTTAATCGAAGAGTTTCTTGAAAATGACATTGAGTCTCTTCTTAGAAGCCATACACGAACTATGGGTATGGATATTGAGCTTACAAAGAAGTTTGGTAGCTCATCTATGGATGACCTTATTAAGCAAGTCGAAGATGAGTACCAGAGATTAATTGGTGAGACAGCAGATTTCCAGTTGCGTTCTGAGTTAGCTCAAGGGCTAAAGAATGACCTTAGAGACATTAGAGGTTTAAGAGACAGGCTCAGAGGAACTTATGGTGCATCTAAAGACCCTCATGCCCTTTCTAGCCGTTTTGTTAGAGTAATGAAGTCATTTAACGTGCTTACAGGAATGGGCAGTGCAATGATTTCCTCTATACCAGACATAGCAAGAATAGCTATGGTTGAAGGTTTTACTAATGCTTATGGTAAAGGTTTTGCCGCAGTATTTGATGAGCAGGCTCGTGTCATTAGAACTATGTCTAAGAAAGAGCTAGAGAAGGCGGCTGTTGCTGTTGATGCTACTCTTGGCTTAAGAGCGCATGCTATGTCTGACATAGGCGATTTGTTTGGTAATCGGTATGCTATTGAACGTAGCTTGAATGATGCAACTGGTATGTTTTTTCTAATGAATGGACTAAACATTTGGAATCAGGCACTTAAAGAAATAGCTGGTAATGTAACCATGCTAAGAATGACTGAATCAATAATGAAGCCTGGTGGATGGAATAGGCTTACAAGAATAGAAAAGGAAAAACTATTAAAGAATGGTATAGGACAACAAGACTACACCATTATGCGTAATAGTATAGAAAGCTTTGGTCAGAAAGAAGGTAATCAATGGTTGCCTAATACTGAAGCATGGACTGATGCTACACAGCGTTTGAAGTTTAGAAACGCTCTAAATCAGAATGTTGAACGTATTATTGTGACTCCTGGGGCTGGGGACAGAGCATTGTGGACATCTACTGAGATGGGTTCATTGCTCACTCAATTTAAGTCTTATGGACAAGGTGCTATGACTAGGATGCTTACATCTGGTTTGCAGGAAAAAGATGGAGCATTTTGGCAGGGTGCTTTTTTAATTGTTGGATTAGCCGCTATGGTAAATGAGATTAAGAGAGCGCAGTATGGCCTTGATAGTTATGAAAGTTTTGACCAAAAACTAATTAATGCAATTGATAGGTCTGGTTTGCTTGGATGGTTTACAGATGTAAACAATGCCATAGAAAAGGTCAGTGACTATCAGTTAGGTATGCGTCCATTCTTAACAGACCAGCAGTCATATCCTGTATATACAGCGGCTAAAGCTAGTGCTGTATTTGGACCTAGTGCTAGTGCAGCAATCAATGCAACTAACGTTTTAGGTGATTTTGCTACTGGCAATGTTGATTACAGAACTGGCAATGATTTTAGATTTATAATGCCAACTGGCAATCTTCCTTACCTAGACCCAATATATGATGGAGTTTTTGGTGCAGGTAATGTGAATAGACAGGAAAACATGAATAAGGAATAGATAGAGTATGGCTACTATAGAAATTGCAGATAATGACGCTAGAGTCCAATACACCCAAGCCGTAACTGCTAATACTACGCAGTTGACGATTGATTTCCCATTCTTTGACCTTGATGATATCAATGTT